CGGCCTTGAGTTTGCCACCTGTCAAGACCTGCAACTGGTACTGCCGCGCCTCTGGCGGGTAATCGCCCCAGCGATAGATTGCGTGCGGCCATATCTTGAGCGCCTCGGCTAGCCGGCGCACCGAGCCGTAGTGGTCGATGGCTTCCTGGGTGGTCATATTTTTTTGCTCCTCATTGCTGATTTTTTTGAACCTAGGTGTTGACCCGCGAGAAGTCAATTGCTATATAGAAATCACGGCAACCGGAATCACCCGACCAGCCGCAAACGAGGAACAGACTATGACCATCATGACACTGACCAGCGCGAGCGGATCTGAAACCACCGTCAAGGTTGTGCGCGAAACTGCCAAGGCAATTCTGGTCAAAGGCAACTGCTCTGAGGCATGGTTCCCAAAATCGGCCATCGACAACGACGGGTTCGTCGCCGACTGGTTCCGCGGCAGCCTTTCGCATTCCTTCCTGTGGGAGGCCCCATGGGATGAGGCCAAGCGTATCCAATCTGGGGCGGCTCTCTGAGCCCTCCCCCTTCCCCACCAGCCAAACGGAGGAAACCCATGTCCATTATATACACCGACAATGGCGCTGCCCGCGGGCTCCGAACACGCTACTTCCGCGATGCTCCTAGTGGCGTCGAATGGATATACGCGGTTGACTATGCCGGCGGCAGTCCATTCACCCGCTGGCACACGTTTGGGATGGCCTGCTACACGCCAGACAATTCCATTGCGAAATTGATTGCTCGCGGCATGGTTCTTACGCCACTCACTGCCGTAGAAGCCGCATAAGAGTGCAGCAACATGGCGCACTTTCCCACCAGCCAAACGGAGGAAATCCCCCATGGCAATTAACCTACAATCCACCAAGGCCGCATCGGCGCATGGCGTCAAGATGTTGGTCTACGGGCAAGCGGGAGCGGGCAAGACCAGCCTTATCCCAACGCTGCCCGATCCCGTCATTCTCAGCGCCGAGGCCGGCTTAATGTCGATCCAAGACGCTGACCTGCCGTTTGTCGAGATCAGCGACATGGACACGCTACGCGAGGCGTTTGCGTGGCTGACCGATAGTAATGAAGCCAAGCAATTTCAGAGCGTCGCGCTCGACAGCATTAGCGAAATTGCTGAGGTCTGCTTGGCCCACGAAAAGGCCGTGGCTAAAGACCCACGCCAAGCCTATGGCGAAATGCAGACCACCATGGCCGAGGCCATTCGATCTTTCCGCGACCTACCCGGTCGGCATGTGCTGTTCACGGCCAAGCTGGAAAAGTCTCAGGATGAAATGGGCCGGGTGCTTTATGCGCCGTCGATGCCGGGAAACAAGACCGGCCAAGCGTTGCCTTATTATTTCGATATCGTTGCGGCTATGCGTGTCGAGAAAGACGGCGACGGCGCAATCCAGCGCGCATTGATGTTGGAGAGTGACGGCTTGTGGCAAGCCAAGGACCGCAGCGGCAAACTTGACGCTTGGGAAGCGCCCGACCTTGGCGCGCTGATTGCCAAGATTGGAGGTGCAGCATGACTGACCAAATCCACAATCTCGACATAGACACCGCCGCCGCTGAGTGGTTGGCGGCAAAGAAAGCCGAGGCTGACGCTGTAAAGCGCCGCCGCAAGCTAGAAGATCACATGCTTTCGCTGATCGGCATCGCCGCCGACCATGAAGGCGTCAACACCACCGAAACCGATGGAGGATACAAAATCAAGATCACGGGCCGATTGAGCCGCAAGGTCAACGGCGATCTGGCCCAAGAAATAGCAGCCGAAAACGGCCTGGACGACGAACTTGGCCGGCTGTTTCGCTGGAAGCCTGAGATTGTCGCCGCAGCCTGGAAGGCCGCGCCCGAAACTATCACCACCCCACTATCCGTGGCGATCACAACTACGCCCGGTCGCCCATCATTCGCCATTGAGCAGGAGTAAATAACATGGCCTTTCTTTCTCAACCTTTCAGCTTCGACGACGTACCGGAAGCCCGCGGCGATTTCGAGCCGATCCCATCCGGCACATATCAAGTGCAGGTGGTCAGCGTCGAGCCAAAGACGACCAAGGCCGGGACGGGCGAGTACCTTGCTTGCCGGCTGGACGTGATCGGCCCCACGAACCAAGGCCGGGTGCTTTGGAGCAACATCAACTACCGCAACCCCAACCCCACGGCTCAAAACATCGGGCAGCAGCAGCTAGGCGAGCTGATGCGCGCCATGGGCGTTGGCCTGCTGGAGGATACCGACCAGTTAATAGGCGGGATGCTGACGGCCAAGGTGACGATCAGCGACGACGAACGCTACGGCAGGCGAAACGAGGTGAAGGGGCTGAAGGCCGAAACCGAAATGCCGCCGCCCAAGACTGAGGCAAAGGCCGAGGTGAAGGCTGCACCGCCAGCCAACGGCTCCAAACCGCCGTGGAAAAAGTAGGGGCAGAATTAAGCCGTTAATTTTACCCCTAACCAGGTTGGGACTGTGCCGGGCATAGTCCCAACCCCATGGAGGACACGATGACGAAAATTACACCGCAGCCGGTCGATCTGGTGGCCGCGGCTATCGACACATACCACGAGGCTGAGCCGGATCCACCACGGCCGCATCTGGGCGCATCAATTCTGGGGCACCATTGTGACCGCTGGATATGGCTATCATTTCGCTGGGCAGTGCGCGAGCGCATCCCTGGCCGGGTGCGTCGGCTATTTAGGCGCGGCCATAACGAGGAGGCCACGATTGTTGCTGACCTGCGCGCCATTGGGGTCAATATCAGTTCCACCGAAGGCGAGCAAACGCGCGTGGACTTTGGCCGACACGTCAGCGGATCGGTGGACGGCATCATCGAAGGCGGTGTTCCGGGTGCGGAGACCGCTAGGCACATTGCCGAATTTAAGACCCACAACCGCAAATCATTCGACGCGCTGGTGAAGGATGGCGTGGAGGTGGCCAAGCCGCAGCACTGGTGCCAGATGCAAGTCTATATGCACGGCGTCAACATCAAGCGGGCGCTATATGTGGCCGTCTGCAAGGATGATGACCGGCTACACACCGAGCGCGTCCACTATGACGCTGACGCGGCCAAAGCGCTGCTGGAGCGCGGGCATCGCTTGGCTATGGCCGAGCGCATCCCTGACCCGATCACTACCGACCCGACATGGTATCAGTGCCGCTTTTGCCCAGCGCATAGTTTTTGCCACGAGCGGCAACTGACCCAGGAAATCAACTGCCGAACTTGCGCGCACTCGACGCCGACCGCTGATAGTACATGGTCATGCGCCCGCTGGGAAGCCGACGAAATCCCGGTGGAGTGGCAGCGCACCGGCTGTCCCTCGCATGTGCTGCATCCCGATCTAGTGCCGTGGCCGATCAAGGATAGCAACGATCCGCACGAGGCGGTCTATGTGATCGACGGCGTTGATGTAAGGAACGGCGAGGGTGACGCTTTCACGTTTTCCAGCCAGGAGTTGATTGCAGGCGGCGAAGCCTGCGCCCGCCAGGAGGTTGGTGAAATCCGCCGAGCCTTCCCTGGCGCGACTGTAAGGGAGGTCCGCGATGTTGCGACCGTATCAGCAGAGAGCGATTGACCTGCTCTACGAGTGGTTCGCAGAAAACACCGAAGGCCATCCGTGCCTGCAACTGCCGACCGGATCGGGCAAGAGCCACATTGTAGCGGCCATCTGCAAGGACGCGCTCCAACAATGGCCCGAGACGCGGATTCTAATGCTGACGCACGTCAAGGAGTTGATCGAGCAGAACGCCGAAAAGATGCTAACGCACTGGCCAGGCGCACCGCTTGGCATCTATTCCGCCGGCCTTGGTCGGTGGGATTTAAGTCAACCGATCACCTTTGGCGGCATCCAATCGCTGCGCAAACGCGCCGACGAAATCGGCCACATTGATCTGGTGATTGTGGATGAATGCCACTTGATCAACCACCGGCAGGAGGGAGGCTATCGCAAGCTGATTGAACAACTCACCGAAATCAATCCCGACCTGCGGGTGATCGGCCTCACGGCGACACCTTACCGCCTTGGCCACGGCTTGATCACTGACCGGCACATCAAAAAGGACAAGGCCGGGCATATCATTATCGATGATCCGCCGCTGCTGACGCATATCATTGAGCCAGCCACAATTGAGGAACTGGTAGAGTTGGGCTATCTGGCCCCGCTACGATCTAAGCGCACCGAGATTTCGGTATCAGTGGAAGGCGTGCGGAAGCGTGGCGGTGAATACCGCGAGGAAGATTTGGTAGCGGCGCTTGCCAGCTTCGACACGGCCGGCGCGATTGATGAGACGCTAGAGCGCGCCAAGGATCGGCGTTCGCTGTTATTCTTCTGCGCAGGCGTCGATCATGCTTTAGAGACGCGCGACCTGCTGCGCGAGCGTGGCGTGACGGCTGAGACGGTGCTAGGCGATACGCCCAAGGCCGATAGGGCGGCGATTCTGGAACGGTTCAAGGCCGGCGAAGTGCGGGCGATCACGAACAACAACGTTTTAACCACCGGCTTTGATGCGCCCGATCTGGATTGCATCGCGCTCCTGCGTCCGACGCTCTCGCCGAGTTTATATGTCCAGATGGCTGGCCGCGGAATGCGGATCAAAAGCCATTGCGATGATTGCCTTGTGCTGGACTTCGCAAACTTGGTCATGACCCACGGCCCGGTCACGCATGTTAAGCCTGGCAAAACTCCAGGCACAGGCGACCAGCCTACCAAAGCCTGCCCGGATGAAGATTGCGGCGAACTAAACCCACTCAATGCCAAGGTCTGCTCTGCTTGCGGCACGCCATTCCCAGAGCGCAAGGCGAAAACCATGACGTTATCCGAAGATGATATTATGGGCCTGTCGCCCAAGACGCCACCGCCGCCGCCGTACCTAGAGAAGGTGGTAACTGGCTGGTCATGGGTTGTTTATACAAGCCGCGCTAGCGGTCGGGAAATGCTGCTGGTCAGTTACTATTCCGATGCGTTCGATGGCGGCGTGAAAGAGTATATTACGCTGGGATACCCCGGCTATGCTGGCGAGAAGGCAATGCGAACGATTGCCGATATAG